CTTGGGTGATTCGAGCGGCGGTAAAGGTTTCTTGAAAACGGCGGGTGAGAAATTTATTGACGTCGCAGAATTATTAACCGGTGCCGGTGCCGGTGCCATGGCGGCCAGACTAGGACTAGGACCAGCGCTGATTGATGATGCCAAGCAACCCGGGAACACGCGGACCAAGGGCCCTCCATCCGCGGCCGCTAAGAGCACACGGTTATCGCGGGTTCTTGGGAGGTTGGGATTTGGGGTTCTGGGTGGATTCGCGGCTTTTGATGGAGTTAAGGCAGCACGCGAAGAAGAACAACGTTTGCTCGAGGAAAATGCGCGACTGAGTGAACAGTCTGGCTTCCCTATCACCCTTGATCCAGCGTTTAAAAGGCAGAGGATGAGATCAGCGTTCAATAAAGAATTTGGTATATCTTTAATTGGAGGGCAAGCGGATTTCATAAAAGAAGTAGCAGTGCAGCAAAATGTGATGCCCATACCTGGCATTGAGACCGAAGAGGACCGGCAAAAAGTACTTGATTTCTCTGTTAAAAACTTCCTTAGAGAAAAGTCTGAACCTGGTACCCCTCTTGGTTTGGCCACGGAAGAAGGTGGCATTCCATTGCTCTTAATGGTCACAACTAAAGCTGCTGTTGATAAGACCGTTAAGGGTATAAAAGATTTCTTGACACCACCCAGTAATAGCTCAGGGGTAGGTTTATCGCGCACTCTTACCGGCGATAGAAACTTAGTCGGAACTCAGGCGGCACAATTCGGTCCGCCAAAGGATCCCATTCCTGTTTCTGTAAAAGAATTAACTGAGGGTGCTGAGCTAATGAAACTTGTTTCAGACTCTACTGGAAATGTTAATAATTATATCACGAATAACGTAGATAACAGTCAGCGTTCAAATACCGTTAGTCAAATAAACAATAGACCAGGTCCACGTACACCGATCCAGACAGGATCGGTGATGAATAAATAAAAAAAACCCCGCAGCTGAATTAACAACCACGGGGCTTATCTTTCTTAGTTAGAGGTAACCTTACTGTTGAGCAAGTTGAGCGAAATACGACAGAGTATCGTCGTCATCATCGCTTCCACCACTTTCTTCAACTGCAGCAGGTTCCGGAGCTACGGCATTAGCGCCCAGCCCAGGGATTTCATCCTCTACTTTATCGAGTCCTGGGGCTGAAGGTTCGTTAATGGTTGCATGAGCACCCACACTAGCGGCACCATTAACCTCTTCCTCGCCAAGAACCTCAATAAGCTTTCGCTTGAGATCTTCATACGACTTATATGTTGAAGGATCAACAAACGGAGCAAGTTCGTAAAGACTTTCGTATGTATCGCGAAGACGTCCTTCATCACCTTCGTAAAGAGGAGATGCAGAATCAAACTCCGACTTATCGTAGTTACGATAACCTTCGAAATTACGAATCTTCAACTTGAAGTTTGCACCTTCCCAAAAGTCAAACGGATTCACCGCTTGCTCATCTTGGAACTGAGGCTGCATAACATCCATAATCTTGTCAAAGATTTTCTTTCCGTACTTGTAAAGAAAGGTCTTTCCTTCGTTTTCGGGATTAGCAGGATCAGATACCACAAGGATATTTGAAACGTAATGAAGACGCCGCTTGCGAGCGCGAGCAAGGTCCTTATCAGATTCAACCCCGCTGTTCCAAAGGCGACCATTAAGTTCGGAAACAGGATCGTCTTTGCCAATACTTGTCAGAGAATTCTCAATGTACCAACGACCAGTTGGCCCTTGAAACCCGTGATCCCAGTAACGGACCCACGGAAGATCATCTCCTTCTTTAGCAGGAAGAAAGCGAATTACTGCGTATCCATTCCCGCTTTTATCTACTGCAGGCTTCCAGAATCGATCATCACCATAGTTGTTTTTACTAGTGGATCCGCCGACTTTTTCAGCCGCTTGAACAAGCTTACCAATGGCAGCTTGACGATTTGCTTTTAGGTTATCGAATGACATATTATTTTTTTGTTGTATTGCGTTGTATTGCGTTGTATATTGTGTGATAATATTATACCATATAATCACTATTTTGTAAATACAGAAAGTACATTTCCTGTATATTTTTTCAGATCTATAACATGAACCAAAAAAGGTGCATACTTTGAGATCAGAAAAGAGTTACCTTTAGAAACTTCAAGAGGATCTATCAGTTTCTTATTTAGACTAGAAGTAAAGCTCAGCATGTTTTCAAAAACAGCAAGCGTTTCAATACTGATCTTACCTTCCGTGTATAATCTATATATCAATGGAGATTCGCTAAGATTGGTTGGAATAAAGCATTGATCAAAAGTTAATGATTCCTTTTCTGCGTGCTCGCTTAAAACAGAGACATCACTTTTAAAGCTGTAATCCAAAGCTTGGATTCGCCCGCTCCACTTGTTGTATACGTCGTCGTTGCACTCACCGATCCATCGGTTGCCTTCGAGTAAGTTGGCAAGGGAGTAAAGAATTACATCGTTTCTTTTTGGATACTTCTTAGCCAACTTTTCAAACTGATATCGGTTTTTGTGGCCCATGAAAGTTTCGCGTTTGCACCTTGGTCCTTTGAAGTTAAACTTAAAAGCATCATAATCCCTTTCAGAATTAAAGTGCAAGGCCATTGCAGTAAACGTACTCCACGCGTCCATAGGAGTACAACTTTCATTATTAAGAGTTATCATAATAGTTTTGCCGTATTACTTTTTTTGCTTTTCAATACGTTATTATTTACTGCTTCAAGTTTAAGCTTTTCTTTTAAAGGACCTCCAACAAATGTTGTGATATCTTCAGGATCAAAACCCTTTTCTTCACAGATGTAGATAATAGCTTCTGCATATCCCATTTCGTCTCTGCGAACAAGTGTCTCAACCTCGCAGATAAACTCTTCTTTGGTCATGGGAAGGTTTAACGCTTCTTCAATTTCTTTCTTTTTCATGCTTTATCAAATGATTTGAGTAGAACTATATTGGCATTAATTCTGCCGTTAGCCTTTTTTGGCTTTGTCTTCAATGTCTTTAACAAGTTATCAATTTTTCTTACAGTTCCTGAGAGAATTAACGGCAACACATCTTCGGGTTTACGAAGGGTTAAGGTAATACTCTTGTCAGGATCAAACTCTTTGATACTTGTTCCTTTAACGCTAAAGCCACTTGGTGTACTTGAATAGTAAATACTTAGCTGACGATATTTTGTATTAAAAACATAAACTCTTTGGCTAAACGGAATTGATATAGGATCAATACTCTGTAATGAATAGGTGTCATCCTCTTGCAGGTATTTAAGACGGGCAACTTGCTTGTCTGCAGACCTCGGCCGTTTCACCCGAGGACGACGTGTACTTTTAACTTTAGCGTGAGATGTTGCAGCATCAATCATCTTTTCAAAATTGGCAACAATTCGATTTAGTTGAGGCTTTCGCAAATAAGAGTAACCTTCAATAGCATCTGGGCAGGTACGATCAGCAGCAGACTTAAGCTCAGCGTGATGAGTGGTCAACCAATTTACAACAAACTTAGCTCCTTTAGCAGGAATAGCTGCGCTGCGTAACATCATACTAACATCCATATAAGGCATTTTAGTAGGAGTATCATCATAGTTAACTTTTGCAATTCTATCAAGAATTACTTCAAGATGGGTAATCACTTCTTCGTTAACTTTAGCTTCCAGTCTTTGAAGAGGAGTCTTAACAACAGGTTTAGGTTCTGAACTGTCTTCTTCTGGTTCTGGATTGGTAGACTCAACCATAAGTTGATAATCTGTAATTGCATCCTTTAAATGTTCACGGATAAATTTAGAAGCAGCTTTGGATTTACTAGAGCCAGGAGCAGCATCCGGCATACCCCGTTGCAACATTCTCACAAGCTTTCCAACTGTACTTGTAAGTGCATTAGGTGGTAAATTTTTAATTGCAGAAACATCGGATTTGGTATATCCGTTATTTCCCATCCAATCAATTACCCACGGGCGCATTTGGCTACTGTCGAGATAATAGTTATAAAAGCGCAGTGCACGACCTAGACGTTCGTGGTATTCTTCCGCACTAATACTTTCGGCATCTACCCATGTAGGTTCCATTCCGGTGAACTTGAAATCAACCGCTTTGACTTCTCCTCGACGGTCTAAGAATTTAGTTTTTAATTTTGCCATAATTATATTCTATCACAATTTAAGATAAATGTAAATAATAAAATTAGTCTATTGATTTACCAGCCCTTAACCTAGTAAGATAAGGGAACCGCGGTATTCCATCTGGGGTAAGATTAAAGAAAGTACACGTGCCATAAGAACCAATATACTTGTCACGATTTACCAACAAGTCTTTGAGAAAGTCGTGTGGTCCTTTGATGTTAGACCTGAACGTCTGTCCGTTTTCGGTTTGGAGAATAGCATAACCTGCCATGCCGCTTTTGTTTCCCTTTCCTTCACAGATATCAAGAATAAGATATTCTTCGTCTTGAAAGTCTTTACGCTTTAGTAGACCACTGCTGCGTTTAAATTCATAAGGAACGCTTTCACGAATCATTTGACCTTCGTATCCACGGTTAACATAATCCTTGTAAGCACTGTCAACAGATGCTAAGCAACTATGAAAGTTTGTTTCAACCATTCGAATTGGAGTATCCTTCAAGTTAAACTCATCGTAAACAGATTGAAGATCCACGGTGCGCCCCGCAAACTTTTTATTTGGATCGGCAATATCATACCAGTGGAACTGCAGCTTATCAGCACTTTCTTCAAGATCCGCTTCGGATGGTTTGGTCTTTTTAGCAAGAGAACAAATCTTGTTAAAGTCTTCTTTATATTCGTGATTATACAGCTCTCCGTCAAGAATAAGATCAGGAAAGGCCTCAAACACCGGCTCAAGAGACTTTAAGATGTGGGGAATGGTTACCCAGGGTTTTCCATTCCGGCTCTTAGCGCCTTCCTTGGTGATCACAGCTCGCATCCCGTCGAGTTTGGGTTGAGAGAAAACAGGATACTGAACTTTATCACTTCGATCTTCCCACTTCTTTGCAAGAGTAGGCTCAATAAATTTAACCGAAGTATCAACAGCCGTCTTATCTTCAGTGTATCCAGCATCAACCTTTTTCTGCCACTTAGCTTGAGCTTCAAACTCAGCCTGCTGCGCAACGTTACGTTCGTTGGCTCGACCAACATTTGTGGCTTTAACATCATACCATTTAGAAGTGGTAATCTTGCCTTCTACTTGACCGCTATGGGTTCTGTAAGCGGTATTGCTGTATTCAATAGTCCATTCTCGAAGTGCACCGGTAGATGCCCTGGAGAAGAGGGTTGGAAATTTACTCATGATATAGATTAGTCGCGACGACAGCGTCGCTTACTTTGTTCTTTCTTTTTATTTTTAAACTTTTTGGTGGGTGGAGCCATAGCGTGGCGAACAAGGCTCCGTAATCCCAGTGGGGATTTATCCAACTTTTTGGATTTCTTTTTCCGGGCCATGATATTAAAGTCGTGGGTTAGTTTCTTTTTAAGACTTTCTTAAATTCGTCATACCAAAACTTGCTGGAGTCTCTTAAGCTGTAATTAGACTCTCTTATGTACTCAAGCGTTGTTCGTATAATCTCTTTTCTGCGAATGTCATATTCGTTTTGAGATAAATCGAAATCGTCAAGCATTTCAATAATTGAATCAATATAGGGGCATGTGTTGGGTGGTATGCTAGGAGCCCTTTCCTTAGCGGACTGTAGTCGTGTCTTACGCATAATATAATTTGTGGTGTAGATCTATTCTAACACATTTTTAGACAATTGTACAGGGAAAAGTGATAAAAAAATCACTTTTTTTCACCTTTTTTGGGTTTCTTTAATTTTTTTCTGAAGATTTGGTCGTAATTGGATCTGTATTTTTCCCCGTTGACCTTCCGGGGTTTGTCTCCTTTTCCTGCGCTCATGTCGTCAAGTCGTAAATTTCTTTCCAAGTATCAACCCGTTTTACTCCGTCGGCAAGGGTTTGTTTCCAGTTATATGGGTGACTCATCAAAAATGATTGCAGCCCTAACTCAGCGCCGAGGTTTGCATTCTCAGGTTTATCTTCAACCCAAATCCAACCGCTTCCTTCGTATCTTTTAAGTGCTTCAGCTTTATCACCACCACACGGAAGGCAATGAATGCGCTCAAAAACAGTTTCACCAAATACTCGTTTTAAGTTTTGCTCTCTGAGCTGCATTGCGTATCGTTCTTGTCCAAACGAAGTAATGGCATGAAATACTGCGCCTTGTTCTTCATGAAACTTACGAACGTATTTGATAGCATCCTTTATAGGAGGAAGGAATCCAATTGCAGCAGACTCGCAAAAGTGTTCAACAAGAACCTTTGCTTTCTTTTCGCTGATACCATACTGCTTGTCAATATAATAAGAAAGCTCTTGTTTCTTGTATCCTTTTCGCTTCATCCACCACTCAAATGAATGAACCCACGAAAGAAGAACGCCGTCTACATCTGTGAGTATAATCATTTTACTTAGCAGCTTGTAGTGATTCAACCATATTCCGAAGAATCGTGACTTTCATCCATAAGCCTGACTTCCGGCTGGCAGCCATTGTAGTAGGGGTGTCAGCAGTTAATTTTGAAGCGTCAAAGTCATCAATACTTTCTTCGTAAATTTCTTCGTAAAAATCCTGTAGGCCTTTAGCCCCAGCAGATAGACTTTCAATGGCTGTATCAATTTCAGTTGTATTTTCCATAGTGTGTTGTTAGTTAAATCCTAGTAGTGACCAGCCGTGACTGGCGATTGCGTTTAAGATAATAAAGAAGCAGGTTAAGACGTGGAGAAGAACCCAAAAGGTACGTATGATAGCAACTCGATCAGCATGTTTGTTATCGTCGTATGCTTTTGCTCCTATTGCCTTACACCAATATTCCCAAAGCTTACAACTCTTTCTCATAAATAAATATCTATATGATTAATGATATTCGTAAAAATTTGTTCTTTTTTATAGTGATCTTTGTATTTAGTTTCACGGTACTCCCAAGCTGTTCGAGTCTGAACAATTCGTCAGAAGCTTCCAGTAGCTCTTTCACCAAAGCAAAGTATTTAACTGAATTAACATATATAACACGGGATAAGGCTTTGGTTCAAAGATACAAAGAGTCATACATCTCGGCCCGAACAAACTTTTCGGAGTTTGCTGTGCTTAATGAATGGTCGTATGACAGAGATAAAGAAGTCATTTTAGAAACGATTGAGTTATTTTTAGAATTGGAATTTGTTGGACAATGAGTTTATCAAAATTAAAAAAGAAGTATTCATACGTATTGCCATCAGAGCCTGACGAACGTGATCACCTTTACGTTGCTGGAAGCGCTCGTGAAGAGGATGTTTCTTTGAAGGCCTTTCGCGGTGATATCCTTAATCAAGGAAGCTGGGGTTCGTGTACCGGTCATGGAACTGCAGGAATGCTTCATAGTTTTTATCGTCGTATAACTGGTTTAAAAATTGATTTTAATCCGTATTGGATTTGGTATTGGGTTAGAAAAACAAATGGTTGGGAAGGTGCCAACACTGGAGGTTATCCAAGAGACATATTCAAGACGCTTGTTTCAAAAGGTGTTTGCGAGAATGGAGTTTGGAAACCGAGAAAATATTCAGACGCACCTCCTGAATTAAGTGATGAACAAGTGATTCGTTTCAGGGGTTATAAAAGGTTAAATGTTGATAGACGAAATTTTGATAATACCAAGAATGATCTTTATTGGGCGATTGGTCAAGAGCAACTCCCCATTGGAATTAATATGACGGTTTACGCTTCGTTTGAAAGACACGTAGGTCGATCCAGTAAGCTTCGGTTGCCTGGCCCAAATGACCCTATCGTTGGTTGCCATTGGGCGTTTGTCGATGAAGTTCGATCTGATGGCATTACGCTTGTTAATTCTTGGGGGCAAAAATGGGGTAGCATTGGTACGTTCTTGATGCCTTGGGAATACGTTCGTAAGTGTGTTATCGAAGCTTGGTGCTTGGATCCAAAGTTGCCTTAATTAATCGGGAAGGTTTAAAAGCTCGGCAAGGTCAATTGCGACGTCGGTTTGTCTTTGATCAAGATCTTTCCAGCGTGAAAGTCTTCCGAGGCGCTGAGTCGCTGACGTGGCGGAATTGAAGCTTAATTCGGCCTTTACGAGTGACGCTTTTAGATCGGCGAGTTCAGTCACCATCTCCGATACTTGGTCCATCTGGTCGGGGGATACCTTTCCCTCGGCGAGGAGTTTTTGTGTTTGATCTAGTACTGTCATAATATAAAGGGTGGGGTCTTAAGCGTTAAAATAACCTTTGGGTGCTTTTGGATAAGCGGTTTGAGGTTCATCGAGCTGTAGGGTTTCGATCATCTTAACGATATCGTAATAGGCCTCAGTGCTGATGGAGTTAGAGTACCAAAGCTTCAACGCCTTTGTCTTTAGTGTGGTGTTGTCTTCAATCATGATTCTAAATCTCAAGGTTGGTTGGAGTAACTCGGCCGCGGTATGATACGCTCATTCCCCGCTTGGTTTTACGCTGTCCCAAACTCCAGTTTGGTTTGCGGTCAGCTTTAATGTGAATGTGATCCTCGAAGTTGGCTGTGCGAACACGAACCGTCTTGGAGATTGCGATTTTTTGTTTAGCAGATAGATTGCTTTTTTGTGTCATAATATAATGGGTGGTTGAGATTTTAAAAATTAATAACGATCGTAAACATAAACGTCAGCATGAGCAGCATCGGCGAGAGGAACGAAATAGCGAGATCCACCCCAAGCAGTTTTACTAGGTGTATAGTTAGGGTTGTTCTTACCCCAACGACCTTGGAGCTTAACGTATTTTCCAGTTCCGTAAAACTTCTTTCGAAAGTTTTGGACCGATTTCATATCCACTTCACTGCTCATGTCCACGGTGAATTGATAGGCTGGTGTGCGAAAGGCTTTTATTGTCATAATATAAATTGGGTAATTCTTAAGCGGCTTCGATTGCCTGACGAAGAGTGCGATGATAGTCTTCCAGTTTTTCCTCTAGTTCAGCGAGGGTGTAATCAGCCGAATTAAGGCGAAGGCGGAAACCATCGAATTCCTTGCTTCTGTCTGAGATTTCCCCAATGACGATGCTCTTGAGTTGGTCGACTGTGAGAGGAGTGGCCACTGCGTCGGGCTCAAATGCGAGAATCTTGTCGGTCTCTTCCTTTGAAAAGGTTCCTCCAAAATCATCGGCGGATTCCCAGTTGGGACGAGGGAGAAAATCGTATTCGACCAAAACCCACTCGCCTTTGCGGTATTCATACTCAGGCCATGCCTGTTCCCCGTTTTTGGTGATTTGGTGAAGGTTGAGTTCAGTGATAGATTTCATAATATAAATTGTGGTAGTTTTTCCTTATAGATATATTCTAACACATTTTTGGATAATTGTACAGGGAAAAGTGCTAAAAAAATGCACTTTTTTGCCATTTTTGCCCAATTTGATACAAAAATGCCCAATTTGATACAAATTCTGGAACAGCCTTAATCTCGAAGAATTTGAACCTCCATATACATCGGCCGCTTGGTTGCATGACTGTCTTGTTCACGTTTGGTTGGAACATAAACATCAAACACATATGCCTTTCCTTGAGCAGCCTTCTTGGAAGTTACCCAGGCTCCGCGGTCTTGAACAATAAAGTGTCCGTCACCGACGTGTCCTTTGAGCTCGGGAATAAAAATCTTGGTACCAAATGGAAAGTCGGGGTGCGCAGCAACCGTGACTCCCGTGATCGCTCGCTTGGTTGCAGGATCGGCCACTTGATCGCCCCACTTGTCGTCACCGCAATAATATGTAATACGGCAACGAAGAGATTCCTTTTTAGTTTTGGTTAGACCTATGGTTGCTCCAACAGCCAAAAGAGTAAGAATAACAATTCGGCCAAAGGTTAAAAAATAAAAGTCTGTTCTCGAGGATTTCATTTGCTTATATATGATAGCGGTTATCGAACCAAAGTATTAATACAAAATAGATGATAAAAAGAGTTAAATAGATCATATTGAGTTTTCCTGTTTTGTGCAGTTTTCACACTGATGAAAACTCGTGATTTAATGAAAACTAATCAATTATTCCGTTTACCAGTAAAGCATTATAAACGGCATTCATCATTTCAATATCGGAGAAATAACGAATCACATCGTTTGCTATAGCTTCGCCGTATTCTTCTTTTACACTTTGAAAAAGATCAAGTCTACAGCCTGGGTATGTTTCGAGGCCGTGCTTTTCCAACATTAGTTTTAAGTTTTCAACGCTCATAGTATTTGATTAGTTTAAAGCATCCCCACCCGGGATCGAACCGAGATTGCCTGGATGAAAACCAGGTGTCCTAACCATTAGACGATAGGGACTTAAAGTGGAGCCACCTGTCAGACTCGAACTGACGACCTGCTGATTACAAATCAGCTGCTCTACCAACTGAGCTAAGGTGGCATTTTGTATCCTCATTAATACCAGCGGGAATTTGTGTCCAAGGGTAGCTAATCCTGTCACCCGCCCCTGATGAGCTAATTCAGTTTTTCACTAGGGTTTTAATTCTTTCCAAGCTCATGGAAAGTTCCTAGCGGCAGCAAGATCTTTTTATCTTATGGTATTAATGAAGATACAAAAATTATATATTAACTTTATTTACGGTATTGTTGTTTGTTAGTATATTATACCATATTTTAAACAAAATGTAAATAACAAAATACTAAACCGCCCAATCCTAGTAAAATAGAATCGGGCGGTCAGGCGTTGAATTTAAGTACTTTAAATATTAAGTAAGAGCACCCTTAATAATCTTACCGTAATCAGCCACTCGGAATGGTCTTCCGGTTGGAGAGAAGTGGCTTTGCTCAAGATCAAGTCCAGCAAGGTGAGCGATGGTAGCGTTCACATCGGTAATTGTATAAGGATCAGATATCACCTTTGTCGCTTGCTCATTTGTTTCACCCACAGCCACACCACCATTAATACCAGCTCCGATAAGAAGAGTTGAGTAAGCCTGGGGATAGTGATCTCGTCCGGTGTTAACATTGATCTTTGGTGTTCTACCAAATTCAGTTACAATCGCGATCAGCGTTGAATCAAGAAGTCCTTCGCTTTCAAGATCTGTAACAAGCGCGCTTACAGCGTCGTCAACTTCTTTAAGCTTGTTATCGAGCTTCTCAAAGTTCTCTGTGTGGGTATCCCAACCTCCGTTGTTAACCTCAATGAATCGAACGTCGCCATGAACAAGTCGCTTTGCAAGGAGTAACCCTTGGCCGAGGCGAGTGTTACCATACCGCTCTTTATCTTGAGCGGACACCTTTGAAAGGTCAAACAAATTGAGATCTTCTGACTCTAAAAAGCGAACTGTATTTTCATAAAAGTCATTGTACTGAGAAGCAATCGGAGACTGGATCTTTGAGTTAACCTGCCGAAGCAGATCCATGCGCTCAAGTAGTTTAGCGTCTGCTGCAGAGTTTCTTAGACCCGAGTTTGGATCTACAATAGGAAGAGGTGACTTAACCTTGGGAAGGAATCCACTGCCAGGGTGAGAACTTGCACCGCTAACAAGAACAAAGTCAGGTATGGTGGTGTCTCGATTTGACAAGTGAGAAACCCAACTTCCAAGAGAAGGGTGAGTGATAGTCGCAAGTTGCTTGAACGAAGTTCGGTTCAGATACTGAGCCTGTCGGTGAGCACCGGTCTTTGAAGTCAGTGATCGAATAACAGCAGCCTTGTCCATTACCTTGGCAAGTTTAGGAAGGCGGTGTCCGATTTGAAACTCGCCTGTTGTTCCAATCGCGGTGGTGTCTCCTGCCACTTCTTTATCTGTCTTTGGGTCAAACGAATCAATGTGACTCATTCCACCATCAAGGCAGATATAGATGATGTTCTTGGCTTTTGTATCTTTAACAGGCTGGGCATCTACCACGTTCACACCGTATGTGGCGGCGGCTAAACCAGCGATGAATTTACGTCTATCTGTGTTCATATTTTTTCCTTTAAATAATAAGTTTAAATTCGTGGCTATTAATCAACACCCACACAATGTCCGCAAAGGGAACATTCATAAAGTTTTTAATCTCTTGCTCTGTTGGATACCTGCCGATGTAAGAAGCAAAAAGGTATTCAATCGCAGTGTCTTTGTTCCAATCGGCCAACCTATCAATAACCTGATTGTTATCGTCCATAAGGCCTTTGGTTAAAGGACCGTTCATAAGGGTTAGAATCTGAGTAATGTTTGCGTCTTCATTACCAGTCTCGATTAGATTCCTATCAGACCTTCCAAACTCAAGCATGAAATTACCAGCCGAACCTTCAAAAATATTTGAAGAACGTATCATCATTTCACGTCCCATTTTTGGAGCACCTTCGTAATACTGCCGCTGTAGCTTTTGGTATTCAGCGTAGGTCTCTAATGCGGTGGTTGAATTAACGCTTGCCAAATCAGTTGTGAAGAGCTCACGGTATGTTCCTCGAAGATCAGCAGGTTGCCATGCATCAACGTCTCCAGTATGTAGTGTAACAATGCTGTCCCAAAGCTGAGCTGAAGTCATGCGTCTCATCTTTGGTCCACGAAACGTGTCGCCGTCATCTGATTGAGAAGAGTAAAACCGAGTATTGTAAAGAATGCGATTAAACTCCCGCGTATCATAGTCAAGATCTTTAATCAGTTGAGTTAAGTACTGAACAAGCTCGGCGTTTTTACTGTGACGCAGTTCATCAAAAAGAGCAATGTCATTAAGGGTAAAATGGATAAGCTTGAATCCAAACGCTTTATACCAAAGACGATTTACAATATTGGTAGCAAAGGTCGGATGCTGATCATCAGTAAACCATTTAGCAAAGTCCTGTGTTAATGTACCGCGTTCGCTACCTTCTCGAAGAACTTGGCCAATTGGTGTACGAGCTTCAACCGTTTCATATGGTTCGGCATCGCTGTATTTGTAATCGTGAGGAAGCTTTAAAACCTTTTTAGGATCATGGGTAATTGTGTTACGATATCCTCCAACTGCCCACCACTGACCGAGCCTGTTAATCGCTCCACGGGTATCACCCTTTTCGTCCGAAGCGCGAGCTTCTGTTCTAAGCTTGCCGTAAATGGATCTCTCCTCGGCAAGACCTCGCGTGTTTAGCGTGGAAAAGAAAGCGGTGATATTGTAGTAATCCATTTGAGTCCATTCATCAAACGGATGGTCATGGCATTGAGCGCATGAGATATTTGTTCCTGCAAGAGCCGTAAAGGTGTTTGCCACATTGTCAAGTAGCATTCCTTCGTCCTTTAGGTAATACCCAACTGCAGGGTTATCGTAAATGTCGCCTTCAGCTGTTAGAAGCTGTTTGACAAACTCGTCGTAATGAGTGTTAACCGCGATCTGCTCTTTGATCCAAGTGATATAGGTATCAGCCGGAACGTTGTTAACCACCTTTCGTTTAATCCTAAGCAAGTCAGCATAGAAGTTAAACATTGACTCGACATATCCTTGTGAATTAATCAGCTTTTCAATAAGAGCTTCTTTATTGGGGTCGCGAATGAATGTTTCGCGGTCGTCGTATGTTGGGATTCTTCCAACAATGTCTAGATAAGCACGGCGAACAAACACTTCGTCCGATGCCTTTGTGGGCATTGCCACTTTATTTGCGCGTAAATTACTTGCAATAAGTTGGTCGATTTTTAAGCTGGGTGAGACCTCTCCCAATGCATAATTAGAAACCAGGACTAGTGCAGTAACAAGTATTAACCTAACCATGGATATATTTATAAGATTTTTATTCTTAAAATAAAACTATTTCCCCTGGCGATTATATGGTTTCTTGTAATTCTTGGATGATTTCAAGCGAGAATCACCTGATTTAGCGTGGACTCCTGGTCTTTTAATTCTTTTCTTGGATTCAAACTGTGATTTTTTCTTCATGTATTATATATTGGATAAATATATATTGTATGAAAAAACGCGTTCTTGAAAGTAAAGTAATAGATAATTGGAAAGGTTATCCTCTTATTACGCTTTCAGTTGATGAAATTTGGCAGTCAGTTCCGTCTGTTGATACACTGCGCGGCCGACCATTTAAAGGTCCATTACGGGAAGATATACTTGAAAACGGTATGAAATTTCCTATTTTGGTTGTCGAGGTTTCTTACCAAGATCTTCGCGAAGCAAAACGAAGATATCGTAAAAAGATTTGCTCTTTGCCTAGTGATAAATTCTGGGGAACTGAAGATCCCAATAATACAAAAATTTGGAGTGTTTGGGGAGGATCACAGCGGTTGACTTTTGCAAAAGAAGAAGGATATACTCATATTCATTGCGTCGTTATACCAACCATTCAAGAGTCTATTTCTTTACAAAGAAAAATGCGGGCACCGTTTCCCGATTTATATGGTAAAGGAAAAAGAAATCGGTGATTGTATAAATAAATAATTCAACTATAAAAAGATGAGATTCAAAGGAAAACAAGGCATCGTAAAAGAGGTCCAAGCTGCACTTGGTTTAAAAGCTGATGGTATTGACGGACCTAAAACATGGAAGATGATTTGGGAGAACCTTGTGCATGACGGTAAAGGAGAACCAGAAAAACCAGAAGCTTCGGTTGAAACCATTCAAGATGACTATTCTGAAGTTTTTAAATCTTCCCCAAACCAAAGTGGAACAATTATTCCCAAGTATATTATTCTACATCACAGCAGCGGAAGTCATGATGGTACACGTTCTTGGATTTTAAATAGTGCTTCAAATGTTAGCTATCATTATCTAATTGCTGCCGACGGTTCACGTACTCAATTTGTGAAAGATACCAAAAAGGCATGGCATGCAGGAAGTTCAAACTGGGGTGGGATCAGTGGATTAAACAGTCATAGTGTGGCTATATCCTTTTACGGAGATACAAATAATCGAACACCTTCCGCAGCAGAAATTGATTCTTGCGCTAAGAAATGTATTTACCTTATGAGCAAATTTGGTTTAGACGAAAGCAAGATACTCACTCACGAACAAGTTTCACCAGGCCGGAAGAATGATTGTTCTGAAGAAACTCAAGAACTGGTATTAAAAAGAATTAAAGAACTATGAGCAATAACGACGACTTCTTCGATTTTGGATTTACTGTTGTAGACGAAACAGAATTAAATTCATATCAAGAAGCACAAACAGAAATCCAAAAAACAACTGCTGAAGCAGATGCCAATCAAGAAAAGATTGATTCTCTTTACTCTGCAGTTCTGCCTTTATTGAATAACCTTAAAAGTAGTCCAGAAAAAGATTACATTCTTTGGCCCAACCGACTTAAGATTATTGAACAGTTTGAGGACCACTTAAAGAAAATTTATTACAGTTAATTCCCTTAAGGACCATAGATTATTATACCAAAATGTTTTAATCTTGTAAAGGAAAAAGTTAACAAAAAAGAGCCGCCCTATTTCTAGAGCGGCTCTTTTGTATTATTAGTTATGTATGATTAACTTTACTGACCGATCAGCATTTCTCTAAACGAATAGTCGGAGTGAAATTTCTGTCCCCGGCCCATAAGAGTACCTTCTTCAAACTGATAACTTTTACCATCAATCAGGTGAATCTCCATCGGGTCGTACAGGGCTGAGTTGTTCAACGTATCTCTGTTTGCGCCCCAAGAGCCTTTTGATACGCAGCTTACCTGCAGCATCAGAAGAGGTAGCAGCAATAGAGTCAATTTCATCTTCAATGTCATCTATATAAGTTTCTCGTTTCCACTGTATATGAGCTGCATAGGCCTCACACGCAGCAGTGGCTGCATACAGTGCGGCTTTGATTATAGCCATCATATACAATTACTTACTTAATTACTCCGATCCTTCGCCCTTGTCCTTTGCCTTAGCAATGTTCAGAGCAAGGAAGTCAATAACCCAGTAAACATAACCAAGCTTGGATCCTTGAGCTGGTGTTGGGGTAGAGGCAGTAATAACAGCAGCTGCCGCAATAATAGCAGTTGCCCAGTTAAACCATACTTCGTCTTGTACGAATGCGATTAGTTGTTCCATATTGTTTTCTTTGTTTGTGTTAATCGAACAGTTTGTTTTTATCAGTTCTAAAAATATTTATACAAATCATTTATTATCTGTCTAAAAAAATTATATTTTCTTCTTCACTTTGTTTGTTTAAGTATCTTTCTTCGGCCTTAGCATGGTGACGTTTTTCTACACTACGGCTTATTCTTTTTCTATAAAAGTTTGCTTTTTTAAATGAGTCAAACCCTATAAGTTTAATCTTTGCAGGAGAAGCTTTATTAAGTAAATACCAAATGGTAGATATCCCTACACTTGGATCCTTTTTTGTATCAATGGCCAATGCTGCATCCTTGGGATCGCAGTCAAGATGAATATAATCGTGTCTTAAATTCACTGGAGGATGGCGATCGTATCTTACACAAAGGTCAGGCTTTACTTCTGCTTTAGAATAAATTTCTTGGCATAAGTTTTCAAGCTTCATGGCAAATATCCAAGCGTCGCATTTTTGTCCTATAGCATGCATGTGTAAGTATGCAATTGAAAGATTAAAACGAATAACAAACTCGTGCGAATCAATAAGTTCTGAGTAATCTTGTAGCAGTAAAGATCTGCTGTTACCAACTACCAGAACTTCTTTCCCCTTTACTGCATCACTTAATTTCATACAAAAAGCTGCAAATTATCTCCAGTGTTTCTTTACGCTCGAGTTTATATTATCATGCGGTTTCGGATTGCCGTGAAAGACAATGATCGAAGTATTTTCAGTTTTTCTTTTCCACGGATTGCGGTTTCCATACTTATAACTGTCAACCCAATCCAGCTCATAATTGGTTATATCTTTATCCATAACTCGCCAAATCCAACATTGATCACCGTGAAGCTCGCGTGTAACTTCTTTTGAAAATTGAGTATAAATTTTTTCGGTTTGAGGTGAAGGAGTCCATACCATAACTGAAGAGTTGTGGGCGGCATGCTTTTTATTCGGTCCAAAATTTTCGATCATGGTAAAAGGACTTACAATAGACGCAAATTTATCAAGTGAATTAATTATAATAACGTCCAAGTCCAAAAATAAAACCTTGCCCTTGAAAAGATCTGGCTTGAATAGTGAAGTTTTTTGCCACCATCCCTCTGGTCCAACTTCCAGCGGGATCTTTTTTACACCTTCTGGTACATCATCACGATCAGTAAGACAGACAAAATCATGAGGAACGGTAAGATGTCGAGCAACCGAGTTGCGTAACTTTTCAACATACTCTTTTCCATAAAGAGTTCCCCACCAAACGCAAGCCACAGTAATTTTTTTAGGATCTTCACCACCCCTTGATCTAACCGGTGGATAAGGAGTTGGAATGGTTAAATCGATTCCGTTTATAATTTTTGATGATTGATTTATTTGCGAGCCGGCCATAATATAAGTTATGATTGTTTAATAACTTTCGTTATTCCTTTTTTGTCTGATGTATATTGTATAGTAGTAAATTCTGATATGGCTTTTATCGGCCAGGGCGCATATTCTTGCATCCAGCTAAAATTTAAAAATACATCTGCACCGGCCCAAATGCCATTTTTATTTATGGTATCCATTATTCTTTTTGCGCCATTGGGTGATATGGCGTATCCATGAGCTCCTTTTAAATGAGGATTCGGAAAGGTGTGTAAACCATTTTTAGGATGATGATAACGACCATATGACGGCTTGGCTAAATTGACCAAAAGGTAATCTTTAAGATCAGGTAGTTTATCTACAAACACTGCGTCGTGTTCTAAAACCAAAACTGGTTCGTTTAAATCAATTGCCTTTTGCCATAAAGAATAGTGAGAAAGCAGACAAGAACACTGAGCGTCCAAACTTCTTAAATGAGGATTCTTGTGTATTCTATCTGTTAGTTTAATACCAAGCTTTTCAAATACATCAAAGGGTTTATCTTTTGGTGTAAATGCATTAAAAGTTTCTACTTTAATACCAAACTTTTCCGCGGAGTCAATACAGCGTTGAGCCGAGTTCACAGACTCTTCAATATCTGAAATGGTTATAACAAAAGGTTTCATCATCCCTTTTTGTATCTAAATCTAGAAACCCAATTTGTACAATTGGTATTTACCTTCAAATCTTTATCAGAACATAGACATAGCGAATAAATTGATTGATCGTGTCTATGACTCATAAATCCTTTTACATTTTTTTCATTACTAGGGGTATCATCAATCAAATGATAATCGGATTGCATTATTGTATCTATCTTTTTAACAAGGTTTCTCGTTTTATCATTTACAGTAAACATTAACACGGTTGCTGCATGCATCCTTTGCTTACGAACTTCTTCAGTAGCTTCAAGATATTTAAGCGTATCCATTTTAGTCCATGTTTCATTATTTGTTGAAGCGCCATATAACCAATACCCCGGACCACCGGTTTTAAAAGTATCATTATCGCCTCCGTGAGTGTGGTCAATAACATCATAATCAAGCGCAAGAGCATCAGAAAGTTTTGTTTTAATATCGGCTAAATATCTGCACCCCGCGTCTGAATATAAAACTTTATCGCCATCTTCGCTGTTCTCAAACATGCGATTAATGATATGGAATTTCCATATCCAAAAACCAAACCCCCTATTATTATCAAACATTAAATCTTTATGTTTATTCTGAAAATCTTTATCCAGTGTAGAGAAATTGTTATTCTCTATTACGCTAAATAAATTAAGAGATTTAACTTCTTTAGATAATCTAGAAGCTGCCGCTTTAAACGTATCAGGCCCTTCTCCAAATGTTAAAAATTTATTCATTATTACTTTGTAGTTGTTGACATTACACCTTGCACTTTTGTATAATAAGGATAAACAACCTTTAGCATATCAGGACAAAGGTGATTACACATAAGAGCATCGTTTGGCCAAATTCCATATTCATCAACTAATTCAAGTAAATGCTTTGCAGCAAAAGGTTTAATTATATAAGCTGAGTTTCCCGCTAAACCTTGAGGTACGTTTTGACTATCTACCATAGGGCAAGACGTGATTCCCTTTTGGGCCGAGGCCTTTTTATGAAATACATTTGACTTTCGAGTTGCTCCTCTGGGGTCGTTTAAACCAAGTATGCCACCTTCAAAATCAAACGGCTCAAAAGATCTTATAAACACCGCGTCGTGCTCAAGAATCATTAACGGTTCATTCTGTTCAATACAAAGATTCCACAAAGCCATATGACTGCGAGTGCACGCAACCTTGGCCTTTATATTATTACCATATCCTCGACCGTGAAGAGTTAAACCTGACTTTTTACACACCACAGTTTTATCTCCAATGGGATATGTGTATTGGTCGAGATTCTTTTCTGTTATATCTTCTGCAGATACCTGTTGGAACATTTTAACAGGAAGAGTCGCAGTGCTAATGCAAGCAGCCATTGCGGTAACCGATCTATCATCGTTGTTATTACCGATTATGTATGCTTTCATCCTTTCTTTATAATCATAGAGCCTACATTCTTGGTTTCTTCTTCCAATACTTCCCAATCATTATGTTTACACCATTCGTGTACGCCCGGCCCAATATCTGACGGCTGTTTATTTACGACCGCCGTATCGTGAAGAACAATATATTTTTTAGTTCTCGCCGCATGAAGCTCAAGTTCTTGAATCGTCCAAGACCACTTGTGTAACGAGTCAATCATTAGCATATCGGTTGAAACCGCACAACGTTTATCAATTGAACTCATTTCGTAAACGTTTAAAGAAACATTATTTTCCTCAGCAAATTTTTCAAATAGATGTTTTTGCCAATTAAATTTTTCAAGTGTGTGATCAATTAAATGTACTTCTTTAGCACCACCTAATAATGCTGCAGCTGCAGAAGCTCCTTGATGTGTTCCTAATTCTTTATAAGAATCACAATCTTCCATATATCTTTGAATAAAATCATGGTGCGCACAATAAGCTTTCCCGTGATTTTTAGGATCTTCTTGCTGGCATCTGATCTGCGAATAAAAGTCCTTTAAAGTTTTTACGTTTTCAATTGTTGCAGTTAACATAACTTTATTTCTTTTTATTATAAACTCCAGTTGTAGTAGTTGGAACATAATCTAAGTGCGTTTTGAGCGCACCTCGATGAGTATCCCATTGCGTTTCGTGTAATGCATTACCGCCAACAACAGGATTTTTTAAAAATGGCGTTATCTTAATTTCTTCATATTTGTTGATATAACGATTCATATTATCGTGTCCTGCAAAACCAATTTTTTCGTAAATATCATTATATTTTTGCGCGTATTCAGGGTTAACGACATATCCATGTGTTGCTTGTTCTCTTGAGCAAAGGTTTACAACACAAGAACGATAATTTACATTATTTGGTAATGATCTCATAAAAACCGCGTCGTGTTCAAGAATAACTGCCACTTTATCTCCTTTTTCAATAATAGTTTCTCTTGTTTTGTAGTGACTCATAGTCATACATTGTTGCATCACTATCATACGATTTTTTATTTCTTCTGTTGGTTCTTTACCAGCTTTTCTTCTATAGTTATTATAAAGTCTTTCCCTATAATCTTCTCGAACCAACCAACCAGGATATACTTTTTCTAAAGTTGCTGGAACAACAGCATCAACGAGAATAGGTTCAAGGTTGAATTCACGGCAAGAATCTACGCATCTTTGTGTAAGTTTCTCTACCTTTTCACTTTTAAATGCATTAATGGTTGTAATAATATACGCGTTCATTACTGTAATTTCCAATCTGATACAGGTTTATTTACTATTGTGTTATGCCAATCCGCATCTTTATCATCGGCACCTCTTAATTGTACATGAACAAATTTTGTTTCATCTGTTCTAGCATCAACGATTGGTCTAGGTTTTGTTTTATCAATGTGTTCGTCATAATGTACATAACTATTCCAACCAGACTCCATTACTGTATAATTTAAATTACCAATTATCAACATGGCATGTAAATAATTTTGATCAATGCTATAGAACCTATTTAATCTATATCTTCTGCAGTTATCAATGTATTTTTGAAATGGAACAAAGTTATTTCTAGCGACCGCCAATCCTTGTTTTGTGTATAATACTACACCACTGTTAAAGATTTTAAGTTGACCATCTTTATTTCTAGGCATCTCTTTTTTATAGTTGTCAACTAGCATTTTATTCCATGCTTCGTCTGCTTTAGAATTTAATGCGCCTTTGGTTGTTGTGTGAGATTTTTCTTTATGCGGTTCATCACAAATACCTATATGTCCAACATTTAAATCAAAAATGTTTTCTTTTAGTCCATTAACTGCAAATACATCTGTATCAACGAATAAAATTTTATCATACTTTTCGTAAAACTCAGGATTATAAATTGGTTCAAACGCATTATAGTACTCTGGAATATCGCAATGATTAGAACCCCATGTAGGATTCTTTGCAAATTTATAATCAGCACCCACTTGATTAGCGTATGCTTTCATATTCTCTATTCCAGCCTTTACTGCAATACCAGGCTTACCAAGCCAATATTGATATATTAATGTTTTCATCTTATTTTTTTATCGCCCATCCGGACGCATTGTTATAATATCATTCATTTATTATTTATTCTTAGAATTCCACATATACCACGCGCTATGTTCTTTGCATCTATATAACAATCCAGAAAATGTACCTGCTGTACATATAAGATTTTCTGCTTGAAACGCAAACGCAAAATCTTCATCAGGATTTGTCGAAGATTGCAATCTTACATTATCATTTTCAAGATATTTGTACAGATCATTTATTCCCTTCTTGTTATCGCAGTGTATTGCTGCACAAACGGTAATATCTCTACCATCAACAATTTCTTTAAGCTTTTCCATATTCATTTTCCAGCTGGAGCTAGGATATAATCTCCAGTGTAAAACGAATTCTGTTTCAGGCGCTTTATAATTATGTTTAGCAATATGATTATTAACAACGTTTAAAAACGTATCTTTATCAAAAGGTTTCAAAGACCAATTGATTGCCCTTAAATAATCATAACCTATTGTATCGGGAAAGCGCTTCATATCGTCCCGCGCTCTATTTTTTAAAAGTACGGCATCCCCTAGACGATATTTAAATTTGGAAGTATTTACTTTAGCTAGGTTCATACTTTGTAAAGTGTTAATGAGGTATCATCATTTAAATTGTATTTCTTGGAATAATCTATTGATGATTCGCCTTTGTAATCGTTCTTTACTGTAAAGGAATTTGTACTTTCGTTTGTGCCTTGTACGTGTGGGTTTATGAATTTGTATCTCTTTAGATTTTCTAAATAAACCATTATTTCGTAAGTAGGAATTAAATCCTTTTGTGTTAAAAACGCAATATTACCAATATGTACCGCGGCCTCTGTTTCCGACGCAACTATTTTTACATTTTTAGGAATAGCAACTTTAGGTAATTTTTGTATGGTATGAAATACAAATTTGCTATCTTGATGTTTATATGCAAGGGGTAACCAATAGCTGATATATGTATCTTTGTCTATATCTGTTATAATGGTCATGGCTTTACCGCTTCTATTACAGCTGAATGAGCTTTTCTAATTTCGCACTTTAATTCTAAATTTTTAAACGGAGTAAAATCGCTCGCTTGGTACCTTTGTTCTTTTACATTTACAAACCCAGCGTTTTTCAATTCTTGCTTTAAATCTTTTATTGACCATACACACAGGTGTTCGCCTTCTTGATAAAGCAATCCAAGCGCGCACTGTTCTCTTTTACTTTTATGTTTAAACCCCTGCGGCGCAAAGTTTTTCTTACGTATATAAAAATCATAATAACGTTTAACAAAGTATTCTTCGCTATCAGTTAGTTTTTCGTTACTTACAAGTTTTTCTACAAATTCGTAAGGCGGCCAAATAGTTCTAATCACGCCTCCTGATTTTAATATCCTAAACATTTCTTTAAGGAAATCTATCCCTTGATATTTGTATATATGCTCGATAAAATGTTCGCTATACACGCCTTCAAATGTGTTATCTGCAATACCTTTCATTGGCAGATCGGTCATATCATATTGCAGAACCGCAGGGTCCTTTGTTGGTACATCTCTTATTCCAGCCCATTCATCTGATTTTAATCTACCTGCGGCGATTTCCAAATACTTTTTCATATCATTCTTTTCTTATGAGGGCCAATGTAGTGATTAATTTTACCGTTTAATTCTTGTCTTGAAGAAAGTCTATTCCAACTTGTATCCAATTCGGTTACATTAAAAACCGATTGAGAAAGTTGTAAATTTATATACATTTGTTCTGTATATCGTGTATGCAAATAGTAATCATCAATAGAAGTAAAATGCTTTCTTGCCTTTTGCCTTCCTTCTTTTGACCATAATTGCAGTCCACCGTTTAAGTATCTAAACGCTTCATTTGGATACAACTTAGATTTTGGAAACATCCAGTCTTTACCAAATAACTTTTTGCCGTAAGCAATTACACCTCTTTGGTAATTCGGCACATCCATAACGCGGGATATCCATGTTCTTCCTGGAGTACCTTTATGCACTCCTAATTCGTGTACCATAGCAACATCTTTAATTTCAATATCAAAAATGTTATCAGACGTGGTTACCAACATATCCAAATCTAAACACAAAATGTTATCGTATTCGTCAAACGCTTTATCATAAAAAAGTCTTATTGAATCAAGCCTGGGATCAAGATGTTTGTAATATCTTTTATGAGATAATACGTATTCAGCGTCAACTTTCTTTGCATAATTTTCAGCAGACTGACTTCCTTTCAACGCCCATCCTGGCATCTGAACTCCACCATAATGAGAGTCACCAGCCTCATAAGGAATGTAATATTGATAAATCAAATTTTTCATAACTAAATATCCAATACCGAAATCTTATTTTTTTCAATAAGATTATTTATATATGCCTTTTCAATATCGGCAGGGTGCCACTTATAAGCTAAGTTTTTACCGTTGTAATAATTACCAGTATCAAAGGAATCAAATCCTACAAGCGTAATTGATTTAGGACTGCAGTAATCAACCAAATAATGTATAGCGCAAAGTCCGCTGGAGGCGAGTTTATCTTTAGGATAATTCAAGCTCTTATTAAGTTTTTCTCGAAAGTCGGCCGGGATGTAATACTGATATTTGCCGATTTTTACAGGATCATTAGCATGTCTTATACAGTGCTTGGCTTTAATCCGTGTATCCTTATAAACTCTAATGCAGGTATTAGGCGACTTTATTGTATAAAACCATGCGTCTACCTTTTTACCCGCGTTCGGAAATTTATGAAACTCCTTTATTCCATAGTTAAATCTTATTACAAATTCATATGAGTCAATGTCTTTACTATAGTCGTGTTTTAATACGGAAGAACCATTACCAACAAGCAGAATGTTTTTATCATTCACCAGATTTATAAAGTCATTCATTTAGACATATTTATAAAATAAAAAAGGGATGCTTGCGCATCCCCTTCAAGTCGTAATGGCGGAGTGGACGGGACTCGAACCCGCGACCTCCGGCGTGACAGGCCGGCGTTCTAACCAACTGAACTACCACTCCAAGGTGTTATACCCTTTCCTTTAGTCCAAAGGATTTCACAGAGTCAACTCGAAAGCTTCTCCAGCCTTCAACTTCAACGTCAAATACTCGCAATACCCCTTCATTAAGTGTTGTTGCATTTTCATTTTTCGGCTGGTGTGTTTCTGGAATCTTATCCGACTTGGTAGTGCAAGACATCTTTCGTGTATCACCGTTTTGCTTGATAAACTCTACTTCAAGTACGTATGCGCCAAGTAGGGTTTTCAGCTTTTCACTTAGTTTTTGTTCTTCTGTTTTCATGTTTTAATCTTTAAGAGGTACGGTAAATAAAGTGCATAACGGGTATCATGGTAATAACCCCAATTAAAAATCCTACTTCAATGCTATCCATGTTCTAATCTTCTTTAATGACAAACTCTTGACCGGGATCAAGGTTATAGTGTTTAAATTCTGTATGGTATTCGTGTATGTAATCGTAAAGCTCTTCAAATTTTGGGTCGGATGAATCTACTTCTGAACCCAGGCCTTCTCGTCGTGAAGAGTCGTAATGATAGATGATGTACTCACAAGGACCTTCTGAACTTGACGAAGACCATAGTGCGTACTTTTCTTTTTCGTATATAAAGTGGACCAACCAATTTACCTGAACGTTTTGTTCCTCTGGCTTTGTTAATATTTTCAGCTTACCTTTTTTCATGGTTTAATCCCAAAGTGATTCGTAGTATTTTCCAAAAAGACGGAATCCATTGGCAACTCTTTTTTGGTGTTTTTCCATTCCAGCTTCGTCGTAACCATCTTCTGTAAAATATTGATCCTCGATAGAAGGATCAATCTTGGCGGAAAAGGCAAAAATCATTTCATTCAGCACCCAAGACCAACGGTCAAAGTAAAGGTAATCCATACCATAGTCTGGGTCATCGTAACCGGCTTTCGGACGAAGTTTACTAGGAACGTCTTTCATTTCAACAGGAGGACCTGAATGAGTTGTTTCAGCAAGCTGTTTCAGCATGGGTACAATAATATAGGCCAAGGTTTGGTCCATATTCCACGTGTCGTGTTTATGGATTTTAACACGAACCTTTTGACTATTTTTGGTAGGATCTCCAATGGTTACTTTCATAAATTAATTGTTTTCAGTACCTTTTAATTTAAGGTTATCAATAAACTTGCTTAGCTCTATAACCACATCGATGTCGTCACGACTGGTGCAGTCAAAAGAAATCTTATTGTTTTCAATAAGCCAATTAAGTCTTTCGGAATCCTTTTTAAACTCTTCAGCGTCAGCAGCAAGGGCGTCTTCCATATCCATTATAATCTTATCCGATTTCATATAATTAATTATAAGGCCAAAGTTTTTAAATCTTCATTGAGTTGTTGTATAGCCTTTTCCTTTGCTTTAGCTTCCACATCAATGTGTACCGGGAAATCACCAGCAGCTTCCAAAAGCCAAGAAGGAATATCTCCAGGGTTAATAAAGTCGTGGTGTGGTCTAGATTTTGCAGCGGTTGTATATTCAACTCTTGGCGAGCTTATATGAATACGCATGTAATCTCTTCCGCTTGCGATCCACGTTTCCTTTGCAGCTTGAAAGTATTCTAGATCCGAGCCAAGAGGTTCGTATTCTGGCTTTAGCTTATGACATCGGTGATGATGTAAATCAAAAGTAACAGGAATACCAATTCTTTCCGATACCTCAAGACAGTCATCAATACTATAAGTTAGCTCGTCATTTTCAATGGTCAAGTAATCCTTAAACTCTTTTGCATTTTCAACAAACCTGTCTTTAGCAGCTGGCTTGTCACCGTATGCTCCACCCAAATGAATATTCATTTCTTTAAATCCAACTGCATCTTGAATTAGTTTGTGATACCTTAGATCATCAATGCCGTTATCAATAACCTCTTGACGAATGGAACCCAAAGCAACGTGTTGACCGGGGTGTTGAGAAAGACAAATGCCACTTGTGTCGTGTGAACCAAAGGCTGATAAAAACTCTTGAAGTTCTGACTCTGTAACAAGGCCACGTTCGGTGATATACTTGAAGTGTGGAATAAGCTCAGAACTAAGGCGGTATGAAGGAATGCTATTTGCCCTGCAATAATCAAAGAATCGACCGAGCATTTTGGTATTATGCCAAATTACTTCGTGAACGTTTGCACGAGCTTCATCAAAGGAAAGCCTTTCCATTCGTGCCTTTGTATACGTCCTAAATTTGTATTCTTTGTTATTGTGCAGTAAGCAGCAGAGTCCTAATTCCATTATAGTATTATAACAGGTTTTCAAGTAAATGTAAATAATAAATTACACTTTGACTGCAGAATAAAGTCTGCGAGCCTTACCGGTGTATGCACTAGCACCACCAGTCTTTCCATATACTTGATCTATTGCACCCTTTTCAGAATACGCTCTGACCTGACCCATAGGTTGGCCGTTATAAAAGACGTGGTATACAAAAATCATTTTACTTAAATGATGGTGTGGGGAAAAGAGAATTCTCTGGCTCAGATGATTCAGCAGGCAATTCAATCTTTCCAAACGGACCGTAGTAATAAAGCTCGGCTTTGCGAACGGCACGCATTTCCCTTGGGCTTTTCTTCTCAACCTTAACAGGCTGAATGTCTACAAAGTCCCGCTTCTTGGGTGCAATAGAAAGAGCAATTCCAGGGAATAAAATTAAGGCAAAGATAAAGATGTTGGATTTCATAATGTAGTTATTGACAAATTTGGCTGTGAAAGATTCCAATGGTCGCGCAAACCGTAGATGATATTAGTACAATTTCAATAGGTGATAGCATCATAATTTAATTAAAGATAAGTATTCATCAGGGCGAGCTCTTCTTCAACGTCTTCCTGGGTATATCCCATTGGAGAGCGCTTGTAACAGCTTTCTTCAGAAGAATTTCCTTTATCACTGCTTTTACTTTCTTTAACAGAAAGCTCTTCGATAGCAGCTTCAGCTGCATCTTCAGCTTCCTTTCGGTTTACGATCTCTTTAATCATTGCCAGCCGATCAGCTTTATAGGCTTTAGGAGTAAAGTTTTTGGAAGCTTCCACAGCAGCAACCACACTCTCCATGGTTATCGATCTGCGGTTAGTCTCCTTGCGTTTACGAGTTTTTTTAGAACTTTTGCTTTTGGCAGTAGATTGAATCTGCTCTTCGCTAAGTTCTTCGGGAAGGTATCGTCCCCAGCTGATTGCTCGATTCTTACCAAGAAATGTTACCGCAACTTCGTGACAGGTAAGCCCATAACTCATTCCGTGTTTATACACTTCAAGTGATTTAAATCCTGCAGCTTCACCTGCACGCGTTCTTTCCTCATTAAGATTGTTGAGGAACTTAACCATTTCATTTGCTCTTTCGAGTGACATAATATAGTAGGTTTTTTTTGTTGTTTTACCCAGATTATTTAATAACCTGCTTGCTGTCCAGTGAGATAATCACATAGTCAGAAGAGCGATTTGCAATTTTCCGTAAATAATCAAGATGCCATGAGTTACCCCAAAGGCGTAGGCTTGATGATGGTTTGTGGAGAAGTGCGAATTTGTATTTCATAATCTGTGGTGGTTTTTCGTTACTATACTATTCTACCACACTTTTGGATAATTGTACAGGGAAAAGTGATAAAAAAATCACTTTTTTTCACTTTTTTTCCGATTTGTATCCATTTTAGCACATTTGTGTCTATTTTGACGGCTAAATGGGATTTGTATCCATTTTAGCACATTTGTGTCTATTTTACATCTGGGAAAGATTTTCTCTTAAATATCGGTAAAGCTCTACCGTTTTTGTCACATCATAGTCAGCATCGTGAGCCAAATCCTCATCCCATCCAAGCTCTGCGCATTTGCAAATAGTCCCGAGCTTGAAATTGGGTAATGCTACGCGTACACCTTGAACGAACCAAGCGGTGGCCTGCATAACACAGATAGCAGGATTCCAGAAAAAGGAACCAAAGTAATTATCACCATTTTTTAAAAACCATTGCCGAACAAACTCAACATCAAATGGAGCATTATAAGCAAGGAATTGAAGTTTGTCCTTTTTATCAAAACGATCAACGTGAGTGGCTAACCAATCCGTGAATTGCTTAAACGCTTCAGAAGAAGAAAGAGAAAATGAACCCAGCTCTTCCATTGTGTATCCCGTCTTTTCTAAGGCTTCAGATTCTACATATTCCAGAGAGTGCGGAACAAAGCTCAAGTTAATTTCATCAATTACTCCCTTGGCTTCGGAATCTGTAATCTTGGCACTAATCTGAAAAATGTCATTTTTATTTCGGTCAAGGCCAGTTGTTTCGGTATCAATAAAGCAAAGCTTTAAGTTATTCTTCATTATCGTTTTTGGTTTTGTTAAAGTGTTAAGTATTGAGAAGCATGTTGCTTGACAAAGTCACGGCGGGAAGCATCGTCATCTTTATCAAATGTTGGCCAAGCCAGGTGAAGGTCAGCGTTGGCTTTTAAGAACCTGTTATTTTCTGCTTCATAATGATTGGCGGGAGCCACAAGAGTTCCTTCTTTGTTGATATAACGATCAAGGAATATCACTTTGCCGCCCATTTCTCTAATCCAGTTGTATTCGTTTTTGTATCTGAGATCAGTGATGATATAAGTGGTATCTGAATCCGTCATTTTTTCTGCTGACAATTTTACCCAATGCATATCATCTTGTTCACGTCTAAACTCGGTTCCCCAAAAAAGTAAAAACCTTCTAATAACTTTCTTTTCATCCGGGTCAGTGGTCCAAGCACTGATACCCACAGTCCTTATCAGAAAATCGTTGACTTCATCTTTAAGAGCATCAGCAAAGGCAATTCTTTTTACCTTTGATACCGATTCCAGCTCACTGTATAATACACGGTAAAGGGTATCCTTGCCGCATGTTGCGTTTCCTGCAATAGCAATAACTTTCATATTTAGTAAAGGCCTTCAATTATGTTGTCCACCACACCGTCGTCAATAAGTATTAACAAACCTGTGAGCCTATCATCTAGTGTTAGCTTATCTTCGCCGACTGCATCTTCTGATACAGTAGAAACACATTTGCCGATGATACCATTTTCTATTCTATACATATCAATTTTAGTTAAGTAAGGATATATCGTTTTGTCGTAATTGTACCACAGTTGAGCCATATGTCTATGGCCTTTGTATGGCTTTTTAAGTATTGTTCGATGTACGTGAGTCATGCTAATAAAGTATCTTTTAAATTGATAAAACTATTATACCATTTTTCAAAAAGATTGTAAATAATAAAATGCCATTTGTTATAAATAGTTTCATGAAAAATTCTCAGGAATATACCAAAAAAGATCCGCTTGTTCTTGCTGCATACGAAGTATTAAAGCCAGAAAAATCTGCAATTGAAGAAGAATCTATTCCAGCTACTTGGGCTGAAGGTGCGCATGAGCCGCTTAACCTTCCTAACGAAAAAGAGCTTGCAATGGCTATCACACAACTTAATTTTATTTGTCATTCTTCTACTGAAATTAGAAACATACTTATTAACGGAGGTAGTTATCCTGAGTGGTTTCAAAACAAATTAAGTGGCCTTCATTCCACGATGCAAGATTTGCATTCTTATATTCTGGGTAAGGAATCTGGCGACCTTAAAGAAATGACCAAGGCAAAGCTTGACAAAACAAACAAGATCTCTTCCGACGAATATTCCAAGCTTCGGAAGAAGCCTTACTTTAATGCTGATGAATGGAAGTTCAGCGACAAGGATATGCTTTACCACCGAATCGTAGAAGAAGTTCAAACCGAACAAGTCAAAACCATTAAGGTTGGAGAAGATGCAGTTGGTACTGACACCAAGCTTCACTATGCAGTGGTTTCTGACAGAAAGGTACAGGCGGTTGGGGAAAAGGAAGAGATGCTCGACTACTGTAAAGAAAACGGAGGTCGAGTTTGGAAGACTGCCAAGCAGGTTGGCGATCTTGTAGAAGAGACTGAAAGTAATGAATAAAGCCCTTGCTTATAAGTACATATCAGAATATAAGCAAATTCACGAAAAAAATCCTAACTATGGTTCCGGGCCTAAAGAAAGAGCCATTGAAAGATATTCTAAATGGTGTGAAGAAATTTCCAGCATTAATCGTATTCTAGATTACGGATGTGGAAATTCAAAGTTAGTAGATAAAATATTTCCTAATAAAGATCTTGTGCGTGAAAGATGGGATCCTGCTATTACTAAGTATTTAAATAGACCTACCCCGTGGAAATTCGATTTGGTATTTTGTACCGATGTTATGGAACACATTCCTGAAGAGAATGTTCTTCCTACTCTTATTGATATCAGGGCGGCAACTGAAAACGCTTTAATAATACCTCATCTTGGAAGAGCGGGTCAACTGCTCTCAAACGGAGAAAATTCTCATGTGACGCAAAAGCCGGTAGAATGGTGGATGGAAAAAATTGTTGAAGCGGGGTTCAATACCACAAGGGAAATTCCTATTATGAATAAAAAGAAGGCTGTTATTATTACTTGGTAAATTGCCGCTGATTAAGCTTTAGCATTAGTACTTTTCGCGAGAGGAACAATCCTTAGTTGCCAAATACCGTCTTGGCTTAAAGCATCTATTACCTTATTAAAGATATAGTACCTTCTTCGGTCACCAGCCAATCCTTGTACATAGTCTATATCATTCCAGCAAGGTAGAAAAACGACATTGGATTTTCCATCTGCTGTTAGCGTGTATAAACCCACAGCTGTAAAGGGATTGTTTTCCATTAAACCAAACAAGTCAGTACTTGCCAATACTAAAGTTTTTGTTTGGTCAAGAGAAGGTTCTGCCACAGGTTTAGGTTTATCCTTGTAGGGTATAACAACTGAAATAAATGAAATGAATGTGAACAGAACAGAGAGGATGCAGGTGGTGACTGATCGCATATTATTATTTATAGTAAAAAAGTCCTTAACCTCCTTGTTTTATAAATATTCTCACCTTTGACTAGATCATTTAATTTTATCTTTTTGTTCCCGGCTCATTTGTTTATGCCCTATAACACAATTTAAGTTTCGTGTATTTAATACGCTTTTAGGTCTTATCTTAATATATTCTTTTGGCAGATTTAGTTTCTTAATTTTATCCGCATACTTACCATCAACATATTTCTGTAATATTTTCTGATCCCAGTTCACTTCAGAATTATGATTTGCCCAATCATTTACGAGAGATTTTATTACATCATTATTTCGAAAGATGATTGTGCCGCTTAATAATTCATTTACTTCCTTTCCCTTCCATCCCCCTGGCCATTTGAAATAATAGCAACATATATCAAATTCCTTATTTTTTAAATTGTGAAAGAATACGGGGTTCTTTAATATGACTGCATCGGCATCAAGCCATATAATATCTTCGCCAGGAAATTCAATCAAGGCTCTCTGGATCAGCTCAGCTTTTACCATTGTATTCTTTACCCAATCACCTCTAGATTCATAAGCATACAACTTATATGGAAGATTAAATCTCTTTAAATCAGATTCAAGGTCTTTCACCTCTTGTTCATAATCTGTATTGATTGTATAGCCTGATATGATCATATCACCATTATTTATCCTATAATAAAGAGATCCTTAACCTCCTTGTTTTATAAATATTCTTAGTGCCACTGTTATGGACAAATCTGTTAATCATCAAAGTCTGAAAACGGTGGCCAGTCTATTAAAGAGGGAAAATCATTAAGTGGTTTTCCCCTTTTTGTATTAACGTCAAACACCATACCACCATGTCAAGAACAAAAACAACCAAACGTGCTCCTAGAAAAAAGGCAGAACGCAATCTTAAACTTGAAGAACTTAAAGACGCTGGAATCGAGGACACTCTTCAAGAGAATTGGTTGACCAATTTTGTTATTAGAAAGCCTTTCTATTTTTCAAAGAATCATCTTGCGTTTAAAGACGGACTTTGTGATAATCGAACAAAGATAGGATTTGTTGACGGACCTGCTGGTAGTGCAAAATCTTACCTTGCGGTTCTTGCTGCGCTGGAGTTATTAAAGGATAATCAGATAGAAAACATCGTGTATATCCGAAGCGTAATTGAAAGTGCTAGTCGCTCTCTTGGTGCGTTACCGGGTGAAGTGGACGATAAGTTTTTGCCTTATGCGATGCCTCTTATCGAAAAGGTCGCAGAGATCAGTGGACAAGGAGTTGCCAATCACCTGATGAAAGATGGCATACTCAGTGCTATACCAGTTAACTTTGTTCGCGGCTTGACGTTCAACAATTCCTTTGTGATTATTGACGAAGCGCAGAACCTCACTTCGGCTGAGCTTGTTACAATCCTAACACGATTTGGTAAGGATACCCGCTATGCTGTTTGCGGTGACCTTAAGCAAGCCGATATTGGAAAGGCAAGTGGCTATGCAGATATCTTCAACAAGTTTGCCGAAAGGGAAGACGCCATAGAGAAAGGAATCTTTAATCTCACCTTTGGTGAAGAAGATATTGTTAGAAGTAAAATACTTCGGTATATTGTAGACGTGCTGGAAGCTTAATTAGCGGGTTGCACTATTCGTGGCTCGCTTCACTCCTGAACCCATTCCGGTGTACTTACCGTAAGGGCTGTATTTGCGGTGTTCACCAAACTGATCCGGAGAAACTACCTGCATTTCCCCCGCAGTCTTATGGCCCCATACCATAACTCCTTTTACTTGAGGCACGTGTTCGGCACAAGCCATGCAGTAATTATACCCCGCCGCAACTCTGGCAGCAGCCACCGGTTTATAGCAATTAATACATTCCATAATAAAGATATTCTATCACATTTCAGGGTAAATGTAAATAGTAAAATTCACTGTTTAGTCGTAATAATGATCACGGGTATAATTCATTTCAAGCGCCTTTAGCGAATCATTGGAATCGCCGTATGCATACCAACCCGATCCTTTAAAGATCTGCTGTATATCAGTAAAGTATTTTAAGTAACGAGGACGGATGTTATCTAAAGTAAAATTATTTGCCCATCTACTGCAATCACGAGAAGATATACTTCCGCTTGCCACTTTCCTTGTAGCACTGATAAAGTCTTGAAAGGTTCGGCATCGATATCCTGTTACGCCGTGAAGATTGTTTTCAGTGAACGCTCCCCAGTCGCTTGTAATGATTGGTGTACCACTTAACAAGCATTCAATTTGTACACCGCCAAAAGGCTCGTAATAAGTGCTTGGAAGAAAGGCACCTTTTGCATTACTCATTAAATGCTTTCTGGTTTCAACATCAGCATGACCGATGTATTCAATATTAGGATGAGGGGGAATGTTAAAGTTAGGATCTTTTTGACCTGCTATCTTTAGCCTAATATCCAATTTGCGAGCTACATCAATTGCAATGTGTACTCCTTTACCTTCAAACACTCGTCCTAAGAAAAGAAAATAATCGTCTTTCTCGTGGGTATCCTTAAACTCAAATTGAGTAGGATCAAAATAGTTTGGTATTACTGTTTCATACCAATCGGGATTACAATAACTAACTTTATTCATACCTCCATAAGCATGCATCATAGCATAGCTTTCCCAAACTTTAAACCGAGCCCAATGGCCTTCAGCATATCCAATCCCTGGCTCGACCACAATGGCTCGAAGGTTGTCAGAATTGTCATGAACTTCGTCACAAACCTTTCTCACACCATGTCCCCAGAACGGTAAGATAAAATCACCAGGCTGAAACCGTTCATTAATTTCTTTAATTGCATTCTTGTGAAAGGTTTGATAAGCGTGATCCTGTAAGTCATACTTAAAGAATTCTTTACGCCAATCATAAGACCCATAAGCCTTTTTTAAATCATCATTGGTAGTAACCGTTACATGCTCTGCGCAAGGCAAATCCGAATCCTCGTGGCCGTAATGAAAAAGCGTTGAGTGCTCGTCCATCATCTGGCCGAACTTGTAAACCTTTTGTGTATAAGCACAAGACAAGTATTCGTGATTAGTAACTGTGTGAGGAACACCTAGTATATGAAATCTCATGATATAAATTTTTTCAATATGTGATCTATAACATCCAACGGAAGAATACCTTCGTAACTATACTTATATTCGCCGTCTGAAACAATAAAAAACGGTAGAGATGAAATGGTATGGCCTGATTCTCTAAGACTTTGAAGATCGGATATTATGTCCAAGGGGTTATCCTGAAGAGACATCACTTCACACGTATGACTGAATTTCTCCGAGCACCTTTTAAGGTTGTCAAGATACGGAGGACATTGCTGACAGTCCTCGTTATAAAAGACCTTTACATTAGCCATTAGGTAATCCTTCTAATACCAATAATTCGTGACCTATAATAGTCAATAGAGATCTCGCCAATTGGCTTATATCGAGTGGAACGATGAATGGCTTTACCATTTCCTTTGTAAATTAAAATGTGGCCGGTTCGGGAACTGCTCCCACGGGTTGTTACAATAATGTCACCCGGCTTCATGGCAGAGAAGGGAATCTTTCTACCCCACTTAAGCCAAGACCGTGCAGATGCCTTTCCTGACGGAGGCGTCCCTCCCGCTCGCTCAACGACGTGGCTGACGTAATTAGCGCATTGCAGACTGACACCCCTTTTGTAAAATGTGCCAACATCCTTATTGGCAATAAGCGATATCTTTGACGATGAGATGCCTTTGCCAATTTTACTTAAAAACCCATCGGGCTTTGAATCGGCTTGTGCGGTTAATGCTGCCGCGAGGATAATAAGTATAATGACTATTATTTTTATTTTCATATTAATCTAAAGGCTGGATTCGCCAATTCAATGTAGTGCGTCGACCTTTTAAAATCCTGGTGACTTCTTTCTTTTTTTCTTCTACTGTTTTTTGCGCTTCTTCTAATGAGACGCATTGTTCTTCTGTTACCCACTTATGATAAAATGGGTGCATGTATTGTATCAGGTATTTGACATTCATTTACTCAACGGATTCTAATAGTTTAATAACTCTCTTGCATTTCTTTGAAATAAGATTTACGCCATCTCGAAGCATTGACCTTTGCTGATATATGTCAAGGTCGTGATTAGATTTTATGCTTTCTAAAAGTTCATTAAGATCTTGTCGTATCATCTTATAATGAAAAGAAAGAGAAGAAGGTTTCATATTCAACTATATTTATTCTGAGTTTGATTTAACAATTATTCTTAAGTTTAATGGCGTTAAATGGTCAGAGGTGAGGGATTTGAACCCTCCCCGTCAGATTCACAATCTGAGATGCTTACCAGGCTACACCAACCTTTGATATAAAAATATTCTTATCTGTTAAATTGCAAGTTAATGGTATTGTCAATAGCAAGACCAGCACGTTCCATTCTCACAAGAGATTGCAGAACATCCTCTTCCCACTGATCAAACCAAGCAAAGAACCTTTTGAAGAAAGCCTCAAGCTCTGCCTCAGACTTGGAGGAAAGCTGCTCGACCGCAGACCTGTGAATGTTCCACACCTTTCCGTCTTTTGCGGTAATGGTGATTGTGTTACTCATTTGAAATGTTTCTGATTGAGTTTGCTAGAATCGCAAAAAAGATTGCTTCAGATACTTTACCCAAACAAAATATCCAAAGAGAAACCGCTAAAATAATCACAGGGCCAAAGTCAAAAAGATCATTAAATTTTAGTTTCATCAGTAGGTGTGGGTGAGAATATAATTAGCTGCACCAGCAATAAGAATTAAAATTGATGCGCCGAGAATCCAATAAAGAGCTAAATGTAAGTAAGTCATAAGTGTTAATTCTTTCCAAAAATCCTTTCCCAAGAGTCGGGCATTATACCGCTCATGATAAACTCACGTTGGTCTGCTGATAGCTCAGGCATAGCATCTTGAATAAGAGCTCCTAAGCGCCAAGATTGTATCTGTGTCTCTGTGACTGGAATGTCAAGAGTGTTTTTCTTTCCAGTAACGGGATCGGTTTTTGTGATTGTCATAATATAATAAGTGTAATGGTTATTAGAATTTAATCTTTATAAAAAGAACTATCAGCATCCAAAAAACCAAGTAAAGCCATATCATTGGGTTAGATTCATCCATGTCTGCTCAGCTTTTCAAGTTTTTTGTAGGGTTCAATCAATTCGTTAATTGTGCAATTTTCCTTTTCCCTTTTCCAATCACTGCCATGGTAGTTGTCTACCCATTCAAGAAGCATGGTGCAAAAGGTAAGGAGATGATCGTTCTTTGAGCCGAGCTCGGTAAAGCTCCTTGCTTTGAGAAGGGTGTCTCGCATCTCCCAGACCAAAGACCATTCGCAGTTACGAAGAATGGAAACGGCGGTCTCGATATCGCTCACTCCTAAGAGGTCACGCTTTAAGATTAGTGGTGTCATTTTTACTCTATTCATAATTTAAGAAAATTTAGCTTTAGCAATTTGTTCAGTAATCCACTCTTGTGTTACTGTTCTGGCGCTGTCAGCGGCAAGTTCGAGATACTTATTGATATGACGGGTGGTTGTTGCACTGAACTTTTGTTCGGTTTTGAATGCACCGTGTTTATCCCATCCTGCAACAGGTGTTTCATAGCTGAATAAAATACACAGGCCGTGAATACTTCCTTCGGTTGGCTCAACCAAAAGCTCCTGCATATTGGATCCGATTTTTCTGAATTTCATAATATAGTAGAGAGGGTTAAATTTAAAATGGTGGAGGAGTTAGCTGAACATGGAAGGCTTCGTTCCGGTAGCTTCAAGAACCTTGAGAAGGCGCTTGTGAACAGCATTCATAGAGTCCTGAAGAAACTCCGCCTTGTCCTCGGCGGTATCCATCAGATCGGCCATTTGAAGGACGTCCTTGATTTCAGGAAGGACCCAGCGAACTTGGTTCTGAAGGAATCTCTCGTTAGCGGTGGTTGTGGTAGTATTGCTCATAAGTATATTCTACCACACTTTTGGATAATTGTACAGGGAAAAGTGATAAAAAAATCACTTTTTTTCCTATTTTTGCCTAATTTGATACAAAAATGCCCAATTTGATACAAAACTGCTATAATGCCGAATTTACCAATTCTGAAGTAGTCCATTTCTGCTCTCGGTCACTCCACCAATGGGTCGTCTTTGGTGTGGCTATTAGAAAGCTATCTTGGGCGGTTGTTTCCTTTAGTTCAAACCCCAACTCTTTAGCTTTGGCAAAAATCTGTTTCTCACTAAGGGGAAATTTTGGATAATTGAGGAACTCAACAATGGCTCCGGTTTCCTCGCCACCACAGTATATGAAAGACGTTTCGGAAACGTTTACGCAACTGGGATTCTTCTTACACCAATGCCGACACGTTTGCTTGATCACATCAATTGAACCAGCGATATAAATTTTGGCAAAAGTAGACTCGGCGATATGATGTCTTTTAAATTGATTCATAATAAAAGGTATAGTATATCAACAGGGAATGAGACGTGTTTGTTAGTCTTTGTTTACGTTGTAAAGGACCCTTTCGATTTCACCGCATCGGCGATGAATAACCTCGAATTCGTCCCAATATGATTTGCCTTCATCAGTTATTCTTTGATCGAATCTTGAATCCAACCTATCGAAGTTTCTCCACACTTCATCGTTTGAAGCGTCGAGATCTTTTTCGGTTGAGTCGACACGCGTATTGGCGTCATACTCTAGTTGTCTAAGCTCTCCCGATAATCCGACAACCTTGAACCCTAACCATACAATGTATGACAAGAACCCTAAGCTGAATACAGTCACCAAGATGCCATTTACTAAATATGCAGTTTCCATAAGCTTATTCTTTCTATTTTAAGATTAGCCTCAAACCCTGCGATATACTACACTTAAAGTATTACGATTTCCCTTTCTTCTTAAACGCTTTACGCATTTTACAAAGGGTATTCAATTGCTCCAGTTTTTCTTCGGTCACTTCAGGGTCAATTGCAATGTCTTTTCTCATAAGACGAATAGCGTATTCCAAAGCTTTCACAGCCTCGGTTAAATCGAACCCTGGGTATAATTTCATTAAAGTCGATAGATCAGATCGTTCTGTTTTTCTTCTTTCTTAATAGACGGCGATAAGATACCCCAACGATCATTATGTCGAATGTTTTCAATCTCTAAGTTATCAATTCGCTGAGCTTGAGTATCAACATACATAATTGTATACATCATCATAATCAATATAGTAACCATCATCAGTAAAACGGATACAAACTTCATGTCGGTTTTTTCCTTTTTCATAGTATTTAAGCAGTTGCTTCTTCTTCTTTCTTTTCAGCAGCTGCAGCTTCTTTCTTTTTAATATCAAGTAAAGCTTCGTATGCCGCCGATAAATCTTTTCTGTTTCGTGAAGATAACTTGGACTCTTTAGCTTGAATACGATTGTATTCAGACTCGATTGGCAAAACCCAGGGTTCGCTTTCTTCTTTAATTTCCTGTCCTGTCTCAACCATGATGGTCAAGGCAAGACGTTCGCTGAACTTATAGTTTAGGTCTGTCGGTTTCATAATTAAGAAGTCTTTTTCTTGGTAGTCTTTTTCTTAGTAGTCTTTTTCTTAGGAGGTATTTCTTCTTTTATGCCATCCTTTTCAACTTCAAGTTCTTCTTCTCGAGCTTCACCTCTGGCCTTGAGTCGTTCAACCACTGTGTTTGCATCCATCCAAATATCTTTATCATCAACCAGATTGCTAATCTCTTCTACCGTAAGAAAGTCTTCGTATTGAGAACGAAAAAGCTTTTCTGACCACTTGCGATCGTGTATCACATTTGAATACATCTCTCCGCCTTTACCAATCATTCCGCCGCTGTAGTTATGAAACAAAAAGGCGCTGTGTTCATTAATTACAAAGTCGTCCCCTTGAAGGAATATCAGCGTTGCGGCGCTCATGCAAGCACCGGTAACATTCATATTGATATGCGCTTTACACTCGCTAAGAACTTGAAGAAACTGAACGGTTGTAAATAGGTTACCGCCTGGGCAGTTAATATGAATGTTGATTATATCGGTCGGCCTAGCATTACGAATCTTATGAAACCACTCAATATATTCAGAGGCTTCGCCGATAGAACCCAACAAATAGAAATCCATAACGGATCCGTATTCACCAGAAAAGTTGTTTTGCTTGCCGCCGCTAAAGAGATCTTCCAATCCCAAAGCTTCAGTAGTAGAGTTATTATCTTTTTGCATATTTAAATTATCCTTGTTTTCTAACGATTCCCAACATGGGTTCCCAAATGAATCCAAATCTAAATCGTGTTCCTAGCTTAAATTTTAGTTTACCTGTTTGGCAATAAGTATTCCAGTTTTGTTTTAAAGAGTTATAATTATAGCCTTTGTCTGATCCTTTTCTCGTAACATAAGAGTTTCTTGACTCAGCGGCTACTTGCCACCTATCACCGCTGGATCGCCAACAACCACAAGTAGTTCTTTGCATATCTTCAGTGATTCTAATCTTAGGAATAAGTCTACACCTTGGGCATCTTTCCCATTCGGCATAATCATCACCCGGATACCAATAACTGTTTTTAGTATTAATCCAATCGTGAATTGGGTACCTAAGGTGTGCTTTATCCAACTTCATATAATGGCTTACTCGTGATGGATTTTAGATTGCTTACCTGAATTCTTGTGAATCTTTTTAAGTAAGCAATTCCAATCACCACCAACTTTTTGAATAGTTGTTTGTCTGGCATCAAAAGAAAACCCAGGCGCTGTTATCCCTCGTTTTTTCTTTCCGGTTTCGCAGTGTGGACAAGGATCTCCTACAGGTTCATCCCTTTTATCCATGGGATGATTTTCTTCCCAAGTCTCCCCGCAAGTTTCGCAACAATAATTGTAGGTCATTCTACTATTTGCCGAGTAGCGTTGGAAAAGCTTTACGAACAGTAGCTTCAGTAAGGGTCCGGTAAAGACCTTTAAGGTTTTTGTCTTTTACGGCAATTACAATCTTAGCATCTTTAGCGGATAGTGATTCAAGAAGTTTAATATAAGTAACTTCTTTTTTAAAGCTGGTCATTGGCGATTGTTTAATGAGATGCCTTAATTGACGAACATGTTTTTCAAAGTGGCGACGTTGTGCGCCAGCAACCGCTTCATTTTCTTTATAAGGAGGAACGCCTTTAGGAAGATCAAACTCGACTTCTTCTTTATAATTAGCTTGAAGGAGTGTTTTAATTCCAAAGGTTCCGTGTTCTTGTAAAAGCTTTACTCGCTCTGCGACATTTTCAGCTTCATCACAAAGTTGAAACAATTCGTGAGGAAGTTTAGTCCTATTGTGTTTTGCTGTCTTTTTCTTCATAGTGACATTATGTTGTTGTCTATAGTTATATATCTTATTTGATAAAGAACTCTTCTGCACAAGCAACCAGTTGGCTACAGCGGCGAGTGATCAAGTAATTAAGAACCTTTCCGTTTGGCTTTACTTGTTTTGCATTGTATTCCTCAATAATGTTTGACTTTATATTCTCAGGAATTTGAGAAAGATCGATCATACTTTTATTACGGATAAAATTACGATATGTTTGTTCGTCAAGAATCTCTTGCATATCCCCTTTACGAGAAGCTTCATACCATTCTTCAATCTTTTTAGCGCGAAGAGGAGTTTGGCGAGACTCAGAAACAAATACATCATCTGCAGAAAGAACGTTAGGTACACCATCGCCGGTATCGCCACGAACTACGTGCTCAAAAAGATACTTTTGTGGGTTGGTGTCCTTTAAAAGTTTTTTAGTAAGTGGGCTAAACTGCTGAACGTTGTCGTATTTTTGAAGCTGGATAAAATCTTTATCAGCGCTGACAATCATAACCTTTTCGTGATTGCCAAATTCCTGGGTTGTTTCCACAAGGGTTGCAATAACATCGTCTGCTTCTGCGTTACTTATTTGTAATACTGGAAAGGGAAGGTATTCGTCAATCTCATCCCTTACTTTGTTAATACTCTCAAAGATAGATTTCCAATCCATATCTGAGCTTTCTCGATTCTTTTTACGAGCTGCTTTATATTCAGGAAAGGTACCTTTACGCCAACTGCCGGCGTCACACGCAACAATTAGTTTGCCATACTCATTACGATACTTAAGGTTATACATTCTCAGTGAATTGAGAATCATATGACGTAATAGGTTTTCGTCAAGGTTGGATTTAGGCTGTGAGAACACAGTAGAGATTGAGATTCCAGAGAAGTCTACGATAATCATTTTGGTATATTGATTTTATTTGTTTCCACTATTATACCATATAAAGGGTGGATTGTAAATCATTTTTTAAGGTTTTTAACGTGACTGTGATGGATCCTAGCTTGGATAATTCCGTTATAATATTCATCACTTAGCAGCACTTCACGATCAACCTGTTCCTTTAATTCCATATACGACATAGCTCCAAGCGAAGTACAAAGATGAAGTATTTCCCTTTTAAATCTTTCCCCGCCGTATTCTTCTACAAGCGCTTTGGTTTCAGGACTGGAACCGTAGTATGTTTGCCAATCACTTTCAGCAACTGATCGCCGCTTTCTTTTCTTACCTTTAAGAGGAGGGCGAGTTATTTTACGGGTAAATTTTTTCTTCCCAATATACTTCTTCCCGTTTTCAATATCAGTAAGGCAATAAACAAATCCAACATAATCACCAATCATGTTAGACGTAAATTCTTCCCCGTGATAGATCCACATAAAGTATCTATAAGGAAATTAAAGCGCTCCGTCGTAAGAATTGTGTGCTCCACAGAAAGGGCAATATTGAGGATATGCCTCTTTATCATAATCATCGTAGTCAGCATCAGTGTCTTCAACAAAAGAGAAAGAGGCTTCCTCATTATCATCCCACATAACTTCATAAGACATATGGCAACTAGGGCAACGGTGTTCGGCAATCATATCTATCCTTCACACGACTTACACGTGTTTAATGATCTAGCAAGTTCCTGTGCAGGGTTACCACTTCTTTGATAATACATCCCTTTAATTCCACTTTCCCATGCATAAATCAGTAGTTCGTTTACTTCTTTTGGTTTAGCTTTTGGCGGTATCATTAGGTTCAAGCTTTGACCCTGATCAACAAACTTCTGTCGTTGGGCTGCTTGAATAACAATTTCCTTTTGAGATATCTCGCCAAAGGTTTTAAATACATCTTTTTCTTCTTCACTTAATTCGGTAAGGTGTTGAACACTTCCGCCATGAGTAAGAATCTCTAACCATACTTCTTGTGTATCTAAACCTTTTTCACGAAGTAGGGATTTAAGGTAAGGATTCTTAAAGGTAAATTTTCCTTTTGCAAGATCCTTTGTAAAGTAGTTTGAATTGAGCGGCTCAATACTTGGAGAAGTTTGACCAAGGATAAACGAACTTGAAGTTGTTGGCGCAATAGCAAGGGTAGTAACATTCCGCCGACCATACCCTTCAAGTAAAGAAGGTTCGCCATACTTCTCAGCAAGTTCTTCAGAAGCATCATCTGTTCTAATACGAATGGTACTCCAGATTTGATTGTTATGCATTTGAGCCTGCAGACCTTCAAAGGGAATCATCTTCTTTTGCAGATAAGAATGCCAACCCAGAACTCCAATACCCAAAGCCCGTTGAGCAATGGCAAAATTACGG